AACGCCATCGGCGATGTCGGTCATCACTTCCTGCGCAAACGGATTGCGCGAGAACTTGACCGACACCATGCCGCGCTTCTTCTCGCCATCGATCCAGGCACGCTCCACCACGCCAATCACGCGGGCCGGGTCATGGTTGAACAGAACGGGGGCGCCATCAGACAGGCGGCCCAGGTCAACGGCGCCGCGCTCATGGCTGAGCACTTCGTTGCCGTAGTAGCGCTGCACCGGGTATTCACTGGAGAAGCTGAACTCCATCGTGCGCTCCTCGCTGCTGATGGCAGCGCCATCCAGCGACGCAGCGCGGCGATGGGTCTGGCTTTCCAGGTCACGCATCAAGTCCATCGCTCATCCCATCTTGGTTCAGGCTATCGACTCCGACCGTCTCACCTTCAACAGTGTCTTCGGTGTTTTCGGTGGCCGGATCGGTCGGCTCGACATGGCCGGCCTGGTCATCGTCGGCCGGGTTGGTGTCAAACTGCAGCTCCAGCTCCTGAGCCCGATCCACCTCGGCCTTGCGCGCCAGCAACAGCTCTTCGAGGTCACCGCCTTGCTCGGCCACCACCTGGGCCTGGGTTTTGGTGCCGGAGCGGATGGCCATCTTGTCGGCCTCCGCGTCCTTGAGCGGGTCGATGTAGGCCCAGCCGCGAGCCATCCACCGGCACGCGCAGAAACGATCCGGCGCCAGCTCGTAACCCGGCAGGTTCAGCGCACCGCTCAGAACTGCAGCCTCCAGCCAGCGCTCAAACACGGGGGTGAGCAGCTCATCGATCAGGTATTGCTGCAGCACCTTCCAGCCGTCGCGGTCCTCGATCTGCGCCAGGCGGCTGCTGCTGTAGTTGCTTTGGCTGTAATCGCCCGACAGGGCCGCATAATTCACGCCCACGCCCGAGGCAAACGCCCGCAGCATTCCGCGTACGAACGGCTCCAACTGGCCATCCGGTGCGTTGATCTGCGGCACCTCCACCGACTGCCCGGGGAACAGCGTCTTGAACATGCCCGGCTCGAAGGTGGTGACATGCTCGCCGTCGATCACCTCTTCCCCGTAGGTTTCGCCCGCGCCTTCGGGGCTGGTGATGAACCCCATCAACGCCGACGCCGCACGGGCCCGCACCAGGGCGGCTTGCTCGTAGCCCGCCAGGTGATGGAGTCGCTGAATGCCAGCAGCGAACCATGAAACGCCACGAGTCTGCTGCGGGCGCTCCGGCACGAACAGGTGCAGCACCTCACCGGCTGGCACCAGCAGATGCCGGGCCGCTGGGTTGTGGCCACCGAGGGCCGTGTCGCCCGGGTGCTTGGCCAGGAAGGCATAGGTCACCGGCCGCCCCCAGCGATCCACCTCCACGCCCATGCGCCATTCGTTGCCCGGCACCGTGCTGCCGCCGGTGTAGTTCTCGTCGAGCTGGTCCGACTCAAACACCTGCAGCGCCAGTGGCACCCGGCCACCGCCGAAGGCTTGCGGCACCAGGCGGATCAGGATCTCGCCCGATTCGACCATGGCGCCCATGGCCATCCGCTCGATCTGGTGCAGGCTCAGGCGGCCGGCCACATCACAAGTGGCCTTGCGGGTCCACTTCTCCCAGGCCGCTTCAATGGCGTCGTTCACCGCCTGATCCAGCCGGCCGCCGCCGCGCTGCATCCGTACCTGCATCTGCAGCCGGATGCCGGTGCCCACCACGTTGTTGGTGACCAGGCTCTTGGCCCGCTTGGCGTAGTCGTTGTCCCGCACCAGCTGGCGCGCGCGGTTGCGCAGCCTGCTGATGCTGCCCTTGATCTCTGAATCGGCGCTGCTGCCGCCGCTCACCCAGTCGGCCGTCAGCCGCGACACCGTGGCACCGGCATAGGCCCGGCGCCTGGGCGGCTCAACCGCTGCAGGCTTGCGCAGCCCCAGCCGCTCACGAATCGAGAAACCCAGTCCGAATGCCATCAGGTGAACCTCACGAACAGGTTGCGGGGATCGCCCAGGCCATTGGCCATGCGCTCGGCTGCCACCTCCTTGGCCACCTCGGCCTTAAGGCGGCTTTCACGCTCGATCAGTTCGGCCAGGCTGTATTTCTCCAGCTGCCGGCCGCCGATCATGTACCGGCGAACGCTGCCCCCGCTGATCAGGGCGCGGATGGCCGATTGCACGGCGTCGAGGTCTTGACGAGCCTGGCTGCGGCCATCCAGCGCGCCAGGCGCACCGGCATAGTTCAGCGCTGCCAGGATGGTCAGGCTGCCGCTGCCGATCGTGATCGCCTGCGCGCCATTGGTGGCCCTGGCGCCCCAGGTCCACTCCCCAGCCGCCAAGCCCGCCGAGCTGGCGGCGCTGATTGTTGATTGCCAGCCAGTGCCGTAGGCCGTGGCCACCACTGTCAGGCCAGCGCCAGCGGTGGCGCTGCGCAGGTAGGTGGTCAGGGTCCAGCTGCTGGAGCCGACCGCATTACCCAGGCTGTCGGTGGTGGCGTCATCGCGCCAGCTCACCGTGTCACCGGCGCGGAATGTCGCTGGGATCGTCATGGCCTCAGGCTAGGAATCCTGATGTCACCAGTTCGTGAGGAATGACGGGGCCGCCGGCCGCTCTGCCTTGGCCTGCCGTGCGGGCCGCTGGGGCATGCCGGCCTTGGCGGCTGCCTCCAGCTGGTCCCACATGGTGGCGCGGTTGTAGCGGCGCGACAGCAACTGCAACGCGGCGTAGCTGTAGACCGTGCAGTCGCCAAATTCGTCGCGGTCCTTGCTGGCCTTCACCCAGTCCCGCACCGGCTGGCCCTTCACATAGCGGGTCTGCAGCTTCCAGGGAGTGAGCTGCTGTAGAAACTGGTCGGTCGCCGCTTCGCCCAGGTGGATGTAGCCCGGGCCCGGGTTGGCATGGCGCAACCTGGCGTAGAGCGTGGCTTTGATCGTGTCGGTACCGACCTGGTAGAGCATGGCGCCGCCCTTGATCGTGGCCTGGTTGCGGCGGTTAATGTCCACCGGCGTGCCCTTCCCGATCGGGGGCTTGCCGCGCACGCTGGCGCCCTTGATCGGCACCACGCCCTGAGACTTCCTGGCCCTGCAATAGGCGTAGACCTCATGGGCCATGTGGCCTGAGTCGATCGCCAGCTGAGCCAGCTTCATCTCACCGCCGCCCTCGCGCGCCCATCTGGTCTCCAACACCGCATCGAGCTGCTCCCACAGCTCCGGCTGTGATGGGTCGCCCCAGATCTCCTGCGCATAGATGTGCCAGGCCTCTTCGCCGCGGCCCCACGCCCAGATCGCCACGGCAATTCGATCATCCTGCACATCCACGCCGCCGGTGAGCACCAGGCCGCCGGCCGGCACCTGGCCCATGGGATAGTCCTCGCGCCGTGCGGCCAGCCCTTCGGCATTGACTTGACCGCTGAACTCTTCCTCCCAGGTTTCGCCCAGGATCGTGTTCACGAACGTCTGCAGTTGCTCGGGGTCACCCTTCACCTCAAGGAACTCGCGCGCCAGCTTTCCCCATTCAGCGTTGGGGCTGAAGCTGTAGGCGGCCCAGATGTGAAAACCAACCAGGCCCGGCTCAGCCGCCACCGCCGTGGCGCGCCATTCGCCGGCCTCCACCATGGCTCGCTTGCTGCTGTGAGGGATCAGCTCACCGCAGTTCTCGCATTCGTAGGCGGCCTCCTCCGGCTTGCCTTCAGGCCATTTCATCTGCGGCCAACGGAGTACCTGCATGGCCTGGCAGAACGGGCACGGCACAAAAAAGCGCCGCTGATCCGACTTCAGGAACCATGACTCGGTGCGGTCGAAACCCTTGGTGATCGGGGTTGAGCCGATGCCGATCTTTCGATTCCAGAAGTAGTCCGAGCGGTTGCGGCCCAGCTTGATTGGGTCGCCTTCAGGGATCGCCCGGTAGGCGCTGGCCTCATCAAACAGCACCACCCGCCTGGACTTCCGCCGGAATGCCCGGCCGCTGTTGGCGCCCACGATGTCAATCACGCCGCCGTTGGTGAGCTGCTTGAGCAGGATGGTATTGCCGGCGGTGTTGCGGGCCTTGGATTCCGACACCAGCCCGCGCAGCGCCGGCGTGTCCTGAAACATCGGCGCGATCTGCTCTTTGCTGTAGCCCTCGGCGTCTTCCACCACAGGCTGGACCACCATCACCGGGCACGGATCCTGGTGGCTGAAATAGCCGATCACATGCCCCAGGATCATGGTCCAGCCCACCCGGGCGGACTTGAGGCACACCACCGTCTCCACCTCTGGATCGGTGAAGGCGTCCATGATTCCGCGCTGATACGGCAGCGTCTTCCATCGGCCTTTCTCCGCTGCATCGCCGGTCAGCACGCCGTAGGTGTCGGCCCATTCGCTCAGGCTCAGCCGCGGCGGCGGTCGCCAGTGGCTCAGGATTTGCCGCGCAAGCTCGCTCATGGCTCCATCTCCCAGCTGGCCAGCTCATCGAGAGCCTCACGGATCAACGTCGTGAGAATCTCCACCTCCTCCAGGCTCAGGTGAGGAATGCGCTGCTTGGCGGTGCTGGGCACACCCAGCAGCCTGGTCTTGCTGATGGCGATTGCCGCGGCCTGGGCCCGCTCAACTTCCTCGCGCTCCAGCAGCTGACCTTCCTTTTGCCGGCGCTCCAGCTCCAGCAGGTTGGCTTTCTCGAACTCGGTGCGCGCCCTGCTTTCGCCGTATTCAGGCAGCTGCTCCGGTGGCTTTGGTGGTGGCTTGGGTGCGGTGGGGGCTGAGCGCACGGCAGCCGGCCGGAGCGGCCTGGGCGAATCTGAGCGCGTGCGGGTGATGTTGGCCCAGCGCTGCTCCAGCGCATCGCGCTCAATCAGTGGATTGCCATCAGGCCCGGGCGTTGTTGGCAGCTCGCCATTTTTGATTTTGCGGTAAATGCTGCCCCGGCTCTTGAGCCCGAGCACCTTGGCCGCTTCACCCACGCTTATCAGCACTTACCTTGGCTTGTCGCCTCTTGTCACAGGCTAGGAATGTGTGACAAACGGCCTGCGACGGGTGGGGGATCGTGTGCGCCCAGCCTCATGGGGTCGCCTTGTTGCGAACAATTCTCAACTGTTTTTTTGCGGCCATGGGACC